GGATGTTGTCTGGGAAGGAAAGATGTATCGTCTAGAAGTAGAAGGTGCAATGATTTCCAAGAATGAACTCGCAGAACAAATCCAAGATGAATATCCTGGAGCCATAGTTCATCAGATTTATCCTGGTGAGGTGAATACTTCTAGAATTAAAAACGCACAAAGATATCAACCAGAAAGATTATCGTGGAGTGATTAATGGCACAGTGGAATAAGAACACGCAGGACTTTCTAAATCAAGAAAGATCCTTATTTGAGGTTTTCCAGATTGCTGATCACTGGGGTGAACAGACAGATTGGAGACCCAATTTTTCTAATAGTAATAGGTTAAAAGTTGCTCCATATCAAACAGTCTTCTTCAATACCTTCCAATATGGTAAGGAGACTGATGTATGGGATGAAAGAACTGTAGGACTAGCAACTGCAACTCATAATAGATTATCCAGTAATGTAGTAATGGAAGTTGGATCTGCTGCTGGTAGTAAAGTAGTCAGACAAACCAAGAATGTGATGAGATACATTCCTGGTAGATCTGCAACTCTTTCATTTGCAATTCGTCTTGATACTCCACAGGTCGGTATTCGTAGAAGGTTTGGATTGTTTGACGATAATAATGGAGTTTATTTTGAGGATGATGGTGGAACTTATGCTTATGTAATTCGTAGTAATACGACAGGTATTGTTACAGAAACCAGAGTCACTAGAGACAATTGGAATGGTGAGAAGTTTGATGGTAATGGATATACTGGTGTAACTGCTGATGCAACAAAACAGCAGATGATTTCCATCAACTATGAGTGGTATGGTGCTGGTATTGTTGAGTTTGCCTGGTTGATGAAGAACGAGACTATTCCGTCTCATACATTTGAGAACTCAAATACTTTAGATACTGTTTGGTGTTCTACTCCATTCCTACCAATTCGTGTTGAGATTGAGAATGTAACTGGTGTTGCTGGAACTCATTATCTCTATCAGGGATCTAACTCTCTGATCCAAGAAGGAGAACCAGAGAAACTTGGAGCTCTTTTAAGTATTGCAAATCCCATTACGGGAACAACAATGGTGTCAGCAAATACTTTCTATCCAATTATAAGTCTTAGATTAAAACCAACTCAGTTATCTGCAGTGATGCTTTTAAGATCTCTACAAGCAGCAACAAATGATAATACCAATGTGTATTGGAAACTTCTTGAAAATCCAACATTGACTGGAGTATCTTGGCAAAATCATCCAGACCCAAACTCTTTTATTCAATATGATACTACTGCAACTGCATTGACTGGTGGGACTCCTCTGTTAAATGGATTTACTGTTGGTGGTGGTTCCGAGTTAATTGAGATTGATTCAAAGGCAGCAATTCAAATAGGAAGAAGTGGTATTGGAACAATCAGTGACATTTATACACTTGCTTGTGCTTCTCCTAATACCAACAAAGCAGCACTTGCAGTTCTTAACTGGATTGAACAAAGATGAGTGAGTTTCCTTGGGGAGTATTTATTATTTTATCCTGTGGATTGGCTTTCACCGCATGGATAATTTACTATATACTTCGGTTAGCGTTTGAGGAAATGAAAGATGAAACAACTAAGTCTGATTCTGAGCATCACAAGTCTGAGCATTAGTGCTGCGATTGGTGTAGGAGCATATGTCACCTATCAAAAAGCACAGAAGATTCTAGACAACCCAGAAGAGTTCGTCGGCAAAGTCGTTGATAGACAAGTTGAAAAAGCATTGGAAAAACTACCTATTCCTAAACTAAATACAGAGAAGTTTAAATTACCCTTCTAATGGCCGCAATGGTTCCCCCTAGCAGGAAGTCCTGTTACAATTTCCGAGTAGTGGAAATTACAAAAGTACTTGATGGTGATACTATTGATGTAATTATTGATTTAGGATTTGACCTTTATAAGAAAGAACGTGTAAGGGTTGCTGGTGTTGATACTCCAGAGAAGCGTACTACAATTGCTGAAGAAAAAGAACTTGGTATTGATGCTACCAACTGGTTGAATAAACAACTGGAAGATGCGATTGCTGGTGAAGAAGATCTCGTAATTCGTACAGAATTAGAGGGTGGTTTCGGTAAGTATGGTCGTCTTCTTGGTTGGTTGTATCTCGGTATTGATGCTGAGAAGTCCCTCAATGAAATGATGATTGAAGAAGGATATGCCTGGGAATATGATGGAGGTACTAAGAGTAAGAACTTTGAAGAACTCAAAGAGATTCGTAGAGCACGCGGAACTCTTGTAGAGTAATTCAAATCATAAATACGGCTGCCTATACATAGAGGTCATCATGGGAGCAGTTGTCGCTGTTTTAAAACCAATTGTGATGCAACTTGCAACGCATCCAGCCGTTAAAAATCTTGTTATTGATCTTCTTGAGAAGTATGTAAAGTCTACAGATAATAGTATTGACGATATGGTTCTTGCTACTGTCAAAGAACTTCTCTTCAAACCAGAAGAGCCTAAGGCAGAATGATCACTTGTTTCGTAACCAACTGGGGAGTAACCATTCTTCTGGGGTTACTCCTCTCTTTATCTGAGTGGTTGGCAAAAACTAAAAAGACAGAAGCAAACGGTATTTTTGATTTTATTACTATGTTTTTAAGAACCGTTTTGAACAAGGGCTCTAAGAAGTAGGGTCTCTTTTTTTTATAAATAAGATTTAGATAAGAACATAATTTGGAGAAAACCAATGCCTCTTTGGGGAAATTCTACTTCAGACGAATCAAGACCTAAGTGGTTGAGAGAAGATGATAAGCCAGCTAATAATCTTAATGAGTGCTTTGCTGATGAGAGGGGCTGGGTCATCAAGCACGCTGATGGTAATGAGGAAGTCATCGTTGCAATTGGTGGACTAGCTGGTGCTGGTACAACTAACGTTGGACTCGGTAATGCGACAATCGTTAAGGTATACTTTACCTCAACTGGATTCTCTACCTCTACTTATGGAACTTTCGTTGAAGTTCTATACAACGAGAAGGTAGACGTTCAGGGTGGAGCTGCAACTCTTGTAGTTGATGGTTCCGTATCTGGTGCGGGTGCATTCGTTGGTTACGCAGTAACAGTTAACGGAGACAACAAAGTTGGTTTCGCGTTCACAACCGCTGCAGACGCTGAGACTCTAACCATTCCTGGACAGACAATCGCAGGTATCATCACTGATACTTCAACTTCAGTTGCTTCTGATAAGGTATTCGTATCTACTGAAGTTTCTGGTGCTGGCCCAACTGGACCTGCTGGACTCACAACAACTGCAGCCGTTTCCTGATAATATGATTAGATTATGAGATTTGATGAATTGAACGAAAATAATTATATAATGTTTGCTATAAAACATTATGAAAATCCTCAAGCGGTAACGCAAGAAGATTTTCATGAAGATATGAAGAGATTTAAGTGGATAAAGAGACTTCTTAAAAGGTATAAAACTACTGGCATTTTGAAGTCTCATCTACTTATTAATCATTTTATAATCCTTTACAATGTTTTTGGTGATGCTACAACTCCACTTTTATTTTTTAAGATTGATAAAGAGTTGTGGCCAATTATAAAAAGTTTTGTGATGTATCTTGGTAGATTGCCAGAATATCCCAAATCAATACTACATGATATTCCAACAGACGAAGACTGCCTAAGAGATCTTAATAGACTATGAAAGAACACATTCTGGAAAATTCAATTAGAATTATTCGTAACTTGATGGAAGATGCTCCTGCCAATGCTGTTGGCGGCGGTGCAATTGCTGGTCTTGGTGTTGGCCCTCAAGGTGAACCACCAGGTATTCCTGCAAGTAAAAAGAAGAAGAAAAGAAATATTAAAGGACCAAGAACTTTTTGGATGAATAAACTTTAAATTCTAGAACAGTAAAATGGCATTCGGTCTTCAAAAGTTAGCAGTTCTTGAAAGTAAACTGGATATTTATGAAGATCTCTCCAAAGAGATGCTTGACAAACTTGAAAGAGCGGTCGGGACTATCTCGGATAATAGTAACAAGGTTGCTATTATCTTGGAGCGTCATGAGAACAGACTTGACGAGGGCGATAAAGCAAACCAAGCAATCATCAAGATGATTAACGATCATCAGAAATATGATGAGAAGATGTTTGATACATTTACTAAAAAGTTAGCAGAATTAGAAAAAAAAGTTGATGACGTGATAAAATTTAGATGGATCTTAGTCGGCATCGCTACAACTGCCGCAGTCATCATCAGTTCTGCAGGATTCTTTGGAAACCTCTTGACAACAGGGAATAACGGGAGT